ATGAGAAGAAAATACTACAACTATGTTATTTTTCATTAATTACTAATTTATCATTATATCTTAAAAACTTACAATCTATTTCTTTTTTTATTTCATTCTCTCTTAAAATATCATTCTTATTATATTTATGATGTTCCTCATCGAACTCAATTGCTAAATTTAGTTCAGGTATGTACCAATCAATATAATATTTACCATTAGATATTGGAAATTGTTTTATTATTTTATAATCACTAAATAAGTTTTTTATAATTTCCTCACCAAAACTAAATTCTCTTCTTTGATGATTTAAATTACGGTTAGGTGAGTTGCTTAACCATAATTTAAAATCATTTATAATATCTTTTCTCATCCAAACGATATTGGACGTTCTACCATTTTTTGTATTATTTCCTCTTATAATATCAATTAAGTTGGTGTATTTTACTTCGTTCGTAATTAAATTATTTAATATTATTTTTGTTGATGATAATCGATAAAAATCTGTGATTTGTTTTTTAGTTGAGCTTGATGCATTCCATTGATTTAATAATGATGTCGCATTAAACATTCCATCCGAAGTTCGTTGATTTACTATCAAGTCGCCCATTGGATGGTTCATTATTATTACATTAGTTTTCATAAAATTTCCAATTTATATAATCGCAAATCTAATAAATTAAAATTAAATAAACAAGGATTTTATTTTTTAAAGGCTTTTAAAATTCCCTCATAATCTGCTTTAGCTTTACTTAGTGGAAATGGTATTCTAATAAGTGCGCCATCGGGAATGTCAAATTCATTAACATATATATTATTTGCATATAATATTAAAAAATCATAAAATGGATTACTATAGTATTTCTGTGACATTTTATCTAATCTATTATATTCGGTATTCCAGAATTCATATTTATCACTTGAACTCACTGGTAAATCAATAAATGGCATTTGATCAATTGTTCCATCAGAATTTTTTAAAATCTCGTATCTATCGTAATCTTTATATGGCATTATTTTTTCTCCTTTTATTATTAATCAAATAATTCATCATATACACCATTTATATATTTATCTTGTTTATTGGCTTCCTGTGTTGGTTTATTATATATTCCCTTATCGCTAAAAGTTGAATTTGCATAATAATTAAAACCGACAGCATTCTGTAGTGCATCGATAGGTCCTTTCAGTGACTGTCCACCCATTAACTTCATTTGTAATGTGATGTTTGCTATCATTGGTTGCATACCAAAACCTTCTGGGTTCATATCCCAAGTAGTGTCAGCATAATCAATGGTCACGGTTTCAATTACAACTTTAGTATAAAAGAAATCAGCTACTCTCAACACGCAAATAGGTTGTTTACCAAAAACCGAATTTTTTGCTCTTAATGTTCCGTATTCATCTTTATCTGTATCATAACGTTTTGCTGCACCTTGTCTTACACATTGTTGTAAAAAAGTTAATCTTTTATGAAAATCTTCTGGTGTCTGTGAATGAAATGTAGGTTCATATTGATTTTTACTTACGGATTTAAATCCACTTGAAATTGCATCTGTTTTGTCGTTAAAAATATATTCGTTTTGATTTTTTAATTGTAAAATATTTAATTTTGATTGTAATTCTTCGATTTGTTTTTGAGTCTCGGCTGCATCATCTTTTTGTTTTTGATTAGTTTCTTGTTCTTTTGGTGGAACAACTGTTGAATTTCTTATTATTGTAATTTTAGCATATCTGTCCTTTTTAACGTCTTCAATATGTACGTTATCAGCAAATTCACCTTCTGTTGTTGCATTCTCACTCCCAACACTCGATATCATGTTGATCTTAATTTCATTTAATACTTCATTCGAAAACATTGCAATTAATCTTTTTTCAATTAAGTTTTTTGTTGCAACTACTCTTCGATCTCCGAGTGCAATATTATAAGCTAATCCACCCTCACTTAAATAAAGTTTTGATGCACCAGCTTCGATAATAATATCATAATATTTTCTATTGATTTCATCACCAAACACCTCAGAAAGATTTTTATTTAATAAACACTCTACAACTGGTAGTCCTGATTGATTATAAGTACTACTTGCAGTATATTGATCACTAGTACCTGTAAGTGTATATCTTTGAGTTTTAGTATTAGCACTAAGACCAGTAATAACATAAAATTTATTGTTTAATCCAAAACCATTACCATTATCAGCAGAGTCCAGACCATCAATAATTTCATAATGATTTGGGTCATTATACATGGTATTGAAAATTGTTTCTACTGTGTTTTCACTTGGTTCATTATTTTGAAAATAAACATAAACCTCTTTGGCTGAAATAACTGAGGGTTCTTCTTGTACAACAGGACCAACCTCTTCGGTAATACTATTTCTAAGTGTTTTAAGTTTTATTTCAAGTTCTTCAACCTCAGACCCAGTAATTAGTGGATTACCACCAAACGCAAAAAAGTCCGCAATGTCTTTTTGTCTTTCATTACCATTCTTATCAATTAAATTTCGTAATTGTTCGGGATAATCAACAAGTAATGTAAAACTAAGTACAGCAGTTCTTTCGGAATTCAGGTAATTATACATTGGCTCATTTCTTCCAACCATAACAGTTGATTCATATTTTGCTAATGCTACTTCATTAATTTCTAAAGCATATGGTGGAAACCACATAATTCGTCCAGCAAACGGTCCGACTTCTTCCAATGGAATTGGTGTTCCGAACTCATCATCAATAACACCATGTCCTTCTTCTTCTCTTTTAATAGTGCCAATAGCAAGGTTTTCAAGACTAAACATCAGATTTTTAGGATTAACTTTATTATCATTATCCAGAGTAGGATGAATTCTTGGAAGTACTGAATTATAAATTACTGAATTTGGATTACCATTATAAAGTTTATTACCACCAAATCTAATTGCTTTGGCAAATCTATTATATGGGTCTAAAACAGTATGTTGTCTGACACCTGTTTTACCCGTAGTACCGTCACTATTATTACTGGCTTGAGCATATGTACTTATATTTGATCTCCATAATGGAGAACCCTGAAATCCAACAACATTACTATTACCATCTTTAAATGCTTTTCTGGTAATATCAACAAATTGACCATCAGTTGCATTTAATAAACTTCTAGTATATTCTAATAACCCTACTTTAATTTTTAAATCACTTAATGGAATTGGAACAATATTTTTAGTATCATCAGTACCACGTAACTCCTTTATATTGGTTTCAGCATCTGAGTTTACACCATCTCGACCCCAAACCAAATTATTATTTTCATCACTAGAAGTATCACCAACCCAATTATCAATTGTTTTAGGTTCTATTTTTTTAACCGAACCCATATTTTCAACAATATAATCATTTGTTGGTGCATATGTCTCATATGTTTCAACATCACTATGATATGAAAGTTTTATATTCTTATTTGCATCAACAACACCTTTTGGATATTTATTTGTCCAATATGGAGAATTATTTTCATCAAAATTAAAATAATTTTTTTTATCCGTATTGGTTGTTCTTGAAACCATTTCTTCCCCAGCATTTTCAACATATTCAAAAAGTGTGTTACTATCAGTTGATTTATCCTTTTGGATATAAATATTTTTATTTAATAATTTAGATAAAAATCCAAGTTGAACTTTACCAGTATTTCTAATATATTCTGAATTACTTGCTTCTTTATAAAATGGATTATTTCCAAATATATCATATGTGTCAATACCTAATATATTACTTGAAAAGTTAGTGATCTTATCACCAAAAGTATAACCACTACCACTTTTATTTTCAACAGTAATTGTATGGTCTTTATTAAAAGAAAATAATTTACCGCCTTTAAGTGCTGAAGATATATTAATTGACGGTAAATGTTTTATACTTAAATTCATTGCAGAATTTAAACCCATTTGTTTACCTAACATTATAACCCCGACTTTAGCCAATGGTGAAGAATCCTCACGAAATGCATCATAAATATTTCCAGCAAGATTAGTATTTACTTGAATTCTATTATATTGAGGTATAACATTTAATATACTTGATATACTTGATGCAACAGCACCTTGATTTTTAATTGAAACTTTATTTGTGTTTTTATATTCATTATCAAGATTATATAAACTACGTGCAGATATCGCAATACGATATTCTTCGGTAGACATATATTTACCCATATAAATAATCTGATTGGTTAGTAATCTTGAAGTTTCTTCAGCCATTATAAACTTTTTAAATAAATACTTGCAGAATAATTTTATTATATATACTTTTACCTTCCCGAAATCTACCCAAACCAAAAAAATGTGATAATATATATTTTTGTTAAAATATTATTGGGTTATATTCATAATTATAATGAATTTCACTTATTAATTAGTACTTTTGATTTTAAAATTTTATTTGTTTACAAATGAATATAGTTATCCCATATTGTCAAATTTTTATCTGTTTCGAAGAAGTAGATAACAAATCTTGTAAATTTGTTTTTTATTCGCAGAATGAAGAAAAAGTTTTGAATGATAGAAAATTCTTGTCTGGAGGACAATCCGCTAGAAATTAGAGAAAAACTTGTCAAAGGTACAAAGAATATATTTAACATCCTAGTGTTTTTCTTATTCATTATAAATTATGCAAAATTATTTTCACCATGACCATGTTTTAGTGTTTCATGTTTTTGAACTGCAATATTAACATCATATACTTTATTCATAAATCGTTGTCCATCAAGATTTAATGTAATGTCATTTGTCATTGAAACCTTACCTTTTGCAAATTCAACCTTTAATGGTTTATTCATCATTTCAGCCATTTGAGAAATTGCATTATTACGTTTTAATTTTGTGCCTGAAATCGTTTTAATTGCTTCGGCAATTGCTTCATAATCATCTCGGCTTCCACTTAAATTAGTTTTGATTTTTTGTAAAGATTCACTAACTGTTGCAAGAGCGGGAGCGTTTTTTCCCATTTGTTTTAAAACCATTGATAATCCAATTGCCGATGGAAGTCTAATATTTGTCATAGCTGTTGCGACTTGACCAATACCCATAGCTACATTACTTAAACTTGAATCAGCACCTTTACTTGAATCAATAAGTTTTGATAATCCCATACCCATTAAACCAATTCCAGCAGCAGCAATTCCAACAGCACCACCAATCATAAGTACAGCAGCACCTAATGCTAATAACGGCACTGCTGCGGGTGCAGCTACGGCAGCAAGAATACCAACACCAATTGCAGCAAGAGGAAATGATATAGCTAATGTCATTGCAATATTTTGTAAAATTTCGGCTTGTTCTGGAGTAAGTTTTGACATTGAATCAGCGAGTTTAGATATTCCAACGGCAGCAAGTCCGACACCAGCACCAATTCCCATAGCTGCAGCACCTACACCAGCACCAGCCATTCCTATACTCCTACCTTTACCAGCAGCCATTTTATCTTTACCTGCCATTTGTGAACCAGTTAATCTATCACCAGTAGCTAAACCTTTTGTTCCACGAATTTTATTTCCTAACGAACCAATGGTATGAGCACCGACTCTTCCTGCAAGTGGCATTAATATGCCTTTCCATAATAAACCAGCACTTATAAATAATGTTGCAACTTTTGCCCATGCTAAGTCACCTTTTTGTAACCAATCAATAGCTGGTCTAAGAAATTCTCTGGTTGTAGCTAATACCTTATTAACTCCTTTAAGTAATGGAAGTAATGTAGATTTAAGTTCTTCTATTGTAGCTTTAAATGCGTCATTAAATGTCATTGCTTCTTCTGCTCTTTTTTCCAATAAAACTTGTTCTTCAAAAAACGATTTGGCTTGGTCTTTAGTTAAAGCACTAATATCTCTCATTGTTCCAGCGAGGTTAACTTGCATTCTACCTGTTTTTGCACTCATAATTGCAGCACCTTCAAGAAGTTGTTTTTCATTTTCATTTAAACCCATACCAGCCATTTGTTGACGTGCTTTTTGCATGTCTTTCATCCTAAGTGCTTGTGCTTTCATCTCCCCACTTTGTTTACCTAGTGCTTTACCAACGGCTTCAAGTCTATCCATATCGGCAGGACTAATATATTTTTCAAACGTTCCGTCACTCATTTTTCTAAAACTAACTACACCCTTTGTCATTTCATTAATCTTTTGGGTATATTTAGCTGGGTCATTACGACTAAGAAATAATAATTCAAATGGATCTGTTTTAGAAAATTCACCACCCATTACTTGTAATTGTGCAGCTAAATCAATTGCGTTTTCAAGACTTCTGGATGCCTGTGCAGAGTCAAGTGCCTGACCCATATCAATTTTCATTTTTTCAGCATACATTGACATTTCAGCATAACCTTTAACACCTTGTTGAAAAGTCATACCTTGTAATCTTTTAAAATTATCATTTACATTTTTCAGAACTTTAGTGGTATTAACACCCATTCTTTCTGAGGTATCAACAACACCTTGTATATACTCCATAGTAGTTTTGGCATCATAACCCATTATTTCAAATTGTGCACCTAGTTTTGTTGCTTGTTCAACACCTAGACCAGTACCTCTACCAATTGCTGTAATATCTCGAACCATTTCAGCAGACATTGCACGAGCACGACCTGTTTCATCAGCATAACCCTGCATTATGGATTGAATTTCACCTAGATTTCCACCTAATCTTGTTACATAACCAGCAGATTTTTCAAAACTATCTCGCATTGCTGCTGCTTTTGCACCACTCATACCAAGACTAAGAATTGTACTTTTTATTATTTTGTCTTGATCTTGTAAATATTTCCAACCAATTTTTAATTGTCTACCTATTTCTTTTGCTAAATCAACTGTACGCTCTCTATTTTTTATCTGTTTTTCAAGTTGGGTATTAATGACCTTCTCATTATCAATTAATTTTTTTTGTTCTTTTTCAACTTCTCTTAATACGGCTTCAACATTTTTATTCCCTTGAAGAAATTCTTGTTCTAAAGCGTTAATAACTTTGGCATTATTAGCTAATTCTTCAGAAACAACTTTTCTACGTTCTTGTAAATTATTAATACCTTTAAGATTTTCAGCTTGATCACTGAGTTCTTTATTTAGTTTTCCATAATGTAGAGCTATGTTTTGAGCTTCACCTTTTGACATTTTTGCCATAATAAAAATAGATTTATTATAAATACAAAAGACCGAGTTTTTTATTAGCTCGGTCTAAAATTATTTGTGTTTTGTGCTTTATCCTGTAATTTTTCTATTTCTTCGTTTTCCTTTTGTAATAGAAATAGAAAGTGTCGTCTACGATATATTGGTAATCGTTCTATATATTCTGCTTGAAACTTAGCGTGTTTGGTCAATATATATATCTCTTCATCGACCATTTTTTTGTACTCACCCGCTAAGTGTTTGGGAAAAAAAAATCTATGCCCACAGATAATTCAGCCTTGAATTTATATCCGTCTTTGGTTTTGAATTCATAACTCATATCAACATCGGGAGCAACAGCCATTATTTTTCTACGAATAGTTAATGCATCCATTGCTGGCATGGCATCGATAAACTTATTAATATATGTTCTGTCTGTCTTTTCATCAATACTAATAATATGTGATTTTAATTTTAAAGTACTATATTCACTGAATTCCAAACTCATAGCATCTTTAATTGCTTCAGCTTGTTTGAATAACCTTGTTTCTTCACCAGATGTAAGTAATTTAAATACAACAGTTCTTTTACGCATAGGTAATTTAACACTAAAATATCCGTGTTCATCAGGTGTTTCAGTAACTTTCTTATATTTTAGTTTTAATAAATCAACATTAGTTTTAAATATTGCACCAGTTCTGGGGTCAGGTACTTGTACATTATATTCTGAACCATAACTTGAGCTACGTAAAAATAAAATAATTGCATTTCTATCACCAGCAAGTAAGTTATCAGGAGCAATCCCTTTGGTTTTAATTTTTCTTTTTAATAAAATATCTAATACTGTACCATTTTCAATTAAAGATGGTGTTGTTAATAGGTCTTCGTCTTTAGATGTCATGTATTCAACATTAACTTCACTTATTTTATTTTCAGAAAATAAACCTTTAGACGGTAATTTAACTATTTCATATGAAGTCATTAAATCTGGATCGGTTTCTTTAGACATTGTGTCTTGAAATGTTTCTGGATTGAATGGTGGTGGACTTGGTATTGAATCAGATACAACATTTGGTGGTGGTGCTAAAACAGGTTTAACTCCTTTATCAATTTTTTCTTTATATTTTTTTAATACATCACCAATTGGTTCTCTTGGTGGAATTTGATCGTTTTCAGGCATATTTTTATAATTTTTTATATTTTATTATTGTTTTTGATAAATACTGTGAAATTTATTTTTGTTCTGATTCAAGATTTTAAATCTAAACACGTATTATCATATATATCTTATAATTATTTTATTATAAAAATTACTTAAATTAAAACATTAAATAAAAATATGGGTAGAGATAGAGTTAAAGAAGAAAAAGATTATAAAGAAATATTATCAGTTAATAGTTCTTCGGAAATAAAAAGAATAAAAACTCAAATAAGTAAATTATTACCAAATAATATAAAAATAATTGCAATAAATGAAAATCAGAAAAAATTAATACAATCAATAAGAAATAATGAAATCACGATTTGTGCAGGACCTGCTGGAACAGGAAAAACATTTGTAGCAATAGCCTATGCACTATCATTATTAAGAAAATCAACTAATAGATTTAAGAAAATTTATCTCGTTAAATCAGTTACAACACTTAAAAATGAAGAAGTTGGATTTCTTAAAGGTGATTTGAAAGATAAAATTGAACCATTTATGTGGAGTTTTTTTATAAACATGGAAAAATTAATATTAAGTACTTCAATGAATAAATTAATTGAAGAGGATATAATCAGACCATTTCCTCTGGCATACATGCGTGGAGCAAGTCTTGATGACTGTATAATTATTGCCGATGAAATGCAAAATGTTAGTTTTGATAATTCCAGAACACTATTAACTCGTATCGGCAGCAACGCCAAAATAATATTACTTGGAGACATTAATCAAATCGATATGAGGAACAAGAATGAAAGCTCATTAGAGGCACTTTTAACCCTTTTTGACGGAGTTTCTAACATTGGTGTTATCAAGATGTCAGAAGAAGACACAAACATTAGAAATCCGCTTATATCAGTTATCGAGGACAAATATAAAACTCATAATTATTTAAAAGTAAATGGAAACGGAAAACAACAACTAAACGATTAAATATGGAAAATAAAATAATAGTATTATATGTTGGTGTACAGGGGGTTAGAAGTGAAGATATCGAAGATTATACACATAGTGTAGCTGTAAAGATTATTCCAACAACAATAGAAGCTGAAATTATTGTGATTCCCACACAATCACCAGACACCAGACTTGAATGTATTAATCCAAAATACATCACGGATGCAGAATTAATAAAAGATCATACTAAGATGATACAAAAATTACAAGAAGAACTTCAACATCAATTGGAGCAAATAAAACAAGAAAATAATGACTAAAAAAAGAGTAGGAATTGTTATTGATGAAATATTAAGAGCCAAATGGTTACAATTCGATAGATTTTATGCACAGGAATTCGGTGAAGAAGAAATTATTGGAGAAATTCCATATGTTTATGATTTTTTTAAAGGTTATCCTTGGAAAGATACTGTGGAGATAATAAAAGAAATGCGTGAACCAGAAGACACACCAGATGATATAAGTCCAATTGATTATCAACTTGATGAAAATGGTGAAGCACCTGCCGATTTCATGTTATTCAAAAAAAGTGAGAAAAAAATAACTCCAGCAAAAGAAGTATATAACCGTTTCATGTACGAAGACTATCTTTTTGAAATTAATGGTGCTGCACCAATAATGTATAAGGGAATGGATTTACATGTAAATAATTTTTTATTAAAATATGCTGATACTTCCAATTTTACAGTATTGTCTGTTGAAAATAGATTTAGTATTCCACCAACACTTTTTTTCTTAAGTAAAATGTCTTGTAGATTTAAAGACTACAAGTTTTTGGATAAAGCAATTGACATGTGGAAACATGTTGATGTATTAATTACAACAGACCCAGAAATTTTAAAACTTGGTGCGCCTTGGGGAAAAAAAATAATTAAATTAAAACGTCCATATAATGAACACATAAAGGCTGGTTCAATGGAAGTATTACAAATTGCTGATTTAATAGATAATAAGGAATTTGAAAAAATAATTAAATATAAAAACAAATAAAAATGAGTGAAGAATTAAAATTATCAGCAGAACAAGCTGAAGTAGAACAAATTGAGAAAATCAAGGAATCACTTGATAAAATTGTAAATAAGAAATCAAAATTTTTATTTGCAATACCTGAGTCACAAAGTCCTGTTGCAAGTGTATATGAAATGTATTTTCATGCTACTGTTGTAAAAAATATGGGATATGAAGTAATTGTTATGATTGAAAAGGAAGATTATATTGTTCCAGCATGGGTTGAAAAAGAATTGACTGATCACAAACACATGTCAATGGCAGACCCAAAACTTATGGTAGGTCCTGAAGACGTAATGGTTATTCCAGAAGTTTTCACCAACGTAATGGAAGAAACAAAAAATCTTCCATGTTTAAGAGTTGGTTTATTACAATCTGTGGATTATATGATGAACTCTCTAATCCCGGGTACTGATTGGGCGGGGTTTGGAATTCAAGACATAATCACAACATCACAAACACTTAAAGAATGGATTGACGTATTTTATGGTAAAGAAAAATATAATGTAAGAACATATAATATTGGAATACCAGAATATTTTGAAAAATCAAGTCTTCCACAAAAACCAATAATTTCAGTTATTGGAAGAAATGCAAATGAAATTTCAAAATTCGTAAAACTATTCTTCGCTAAACATCCACAATATAGTTGGATTACCTTTGACCCAATGGTAACTAAGAGTAAGCCACCACAACCAATGCGTAGGGTTGACTTTGCAAAAAGATTGCAAGGTAATTTTGCTGCTATTTGGATTGACAGAATTTCAAGTTTTGGTACATTTCCTCTGGAATGTATGAAATCAGGAGTTATTCCAATATGTTTAAAACCAGACATAATGCCAGAATATATGATTGAAAGAGATGAAAGTGGTGTTGGTGTTAAAGCCGTTGAAGGTGCTGGAGTCTGGACAGAAAACTATTATGATCTTCCAGTATTGACTGGAGACGTAGTTATTAAGTTCTTGGATGATAATATCAGTCCTGAATTATATGAAATAATGGAAAAAGTCGCATCTAAATATAATCAAAAAGACAGTGAAACCAGATTAATTGAAATTTACACCGAACTTATAGATAGAAGAATAGGAATGTTTGAAAGTGCAATTGTTACTCCTGCACCACCATTACCACCACCATTACCAGAAGAAAAATAATATTAAAATTAAAAAAATATAAAATGAATACATCAGTAATAATTCCGATACATGAATATAATGATGATTTATCATTATTAATTAATAATGCTGTGGAGTCTGTTGTTAAACAGAAAAACATTAAAGAACTCCCACAAATAATCTTAGTATATCCACCAGCAATTGATGCTGAATTGAAAGTTTTAATGAAAAAACATTTAGAAGTTTCAGGAAACACAGTTAATATCTTATATGTTAAGAATGAAGGTAAAACCGATTATCAATCACAAGTTAATCTTGGTGTTGAGTCAGTAACTACCGATTATTTCTCAGTACTTGAATTTGATGATGAATACGGGACAACATATTTCAGAAATGTAATTAAATATGTTAAAAGTTATCCAGAAATTGACGTGTTTCTTACCATGATGATTGAAGTTAATGAAAAGAACGAAGGTATTAAATTAACAAATGAAACCGTTTGGGCACAACAGTTTGTTGGTGAGAACGGTGAGATGGGTTATTTAAACACAAATTCACTTAAACAGTATACCGATTTTAAATTAAGTGGTGCAGTAATTAAAAAATCTGAATTTCAAAATCTTGGTGGATATAAATCTAATATTAAACTAGCTTTTATGTATGAATTCCTACTTAGGGCATTAAATAATGCAGCAAAGGTTTTTTCAATATCAAAAATCGGTTATAAACACTTAGCAACACGTGAAGGTAGTTTATTTGATACTTATTTAAAAACAATGTCAGTTGATGAAAGAAAATTTTGGTTCGAAACAGCGACCAAGGAATCAAATTTCATGAATGACAGACCAATAGACATAACAAGACTTACAAAGTTAGTTGTTGAAAAATAAGTAGTATTCACTAATAAAATTAAATGAAAAATGTCGAAAATAAAGTTCCTTATTTTGGTGAAAGGGAAGAACAAGCTGTTATAGATTATATTAATTCAAATTCACTAGAAGAAAAAAATAAAATCTATAATGAAATACTACTTAAGCCTTTCAATATAATGAAAGAAACTATTCTGAGACGCTATCCTGTTCATATCGGTAATTATGATATGAATGAGGTGGAGTCTAATGCATTAACACATCTAATCGATCACATGATTAAATACAGACCATTTATTATCGAACGTAGAAAAAAATCTAGTAATGATAAGTGGTTTAAATTAGGTGATACTTATCGATTTTTTTATTATAAAGATGTTATGGCTAAATTAGAACTAATTAATGATGATGATTATGATTATAAAATATTTTTTTCAAAAGCATATAGTTATTGTCAAACAATAATTAGAAATTATTATAAAGATCATAGTAAAAAAAGTTATACCGAAAAGAAAATCAACTTATCATTCGATGACTATATTGATGAAATTAATGAAAATATTGAATATAGTTACGAGATGGAAATGGAAACCCAACATCAACTCGAAAAATTAATTAATAGTGTCGTTGAAAAAATTGAAACTAAGATAGATAATGATGAGACTATGAAGAAAAACGAGATAATTGTTGGTGATGCTATTGCTAATGTGTTAAAAAATTGGCAAGTATTATTCTTGGAAGATACTCCTGAAGGAAAATATAATAAAAGAGCAACAAATAAATTCGCTAAAAATAAAATATTATTATTTTTAAAAGAACAAACTGGACTCAGTACAAAAGAGATCAGAATTGGTATTAAACCGTTTAAGGAAATATATTTTATTGAAAAAATAGATTACATGGATGATTAAAGTTTATCAAACTATAGTAGATGCTGGACATGGTAATTGTATGCAAGCAGCAATTGCCAGTCTATTTGATAAAAAACTCGAAGAAGTTCCTAATTTTATAGAAGATGACGGATATTTTAAACCATTTTATAAATTTATTAATGAAAATGGTTATGATTATCAAGGCATGTTACATAATAAGAAGTATTCAGAGCTATGTACACCAACACATTTTTGTTTCAATGAAAAAAGGTGGCATAGAGCCTCAATCATGACACCAAAAAAACTCTACAAGGAACAAGGTGTCAATGGTTTATTTTATGCTGGTGTTCTATCTCCAAAATATTATACTTGGAGTGGTCAAACAACACATGCGGTATTAATAGATAAAGATTATAATGTTGTTTTCGACCCAAATGAAGGATATGAGAATTTATTGGAATATCCATTAACCGATATTTTGGGATATAATGGGGTAATTGATGTTATGTTAGTAAATCCTAAATAGGAGTATTTATATTTACTAAAACAACATATCGTGGCAAGACCAAAACGTAAAAAACTAAAATTCAATGAAGATAGTGTGAATAAACTTCTTCAAGAAATCTATGACGAAAGTCATAATCAAAAAGCAAAAATAACTCGATTATTCACAAAATGGGAAAGCAAGGTAAAAGAAAATGGCGAAATAGCTGCAATCGGTGACCAAATTGTTAAACTTATTGCTGCTGAAGCTAAAAATCAAGACCAGAAAATCATATTACTTCGTTATCTAAAAGAAGTTGTATTCGATACTAAAGGTGGTGGAGGAATTTCAAATAAAGTTCCAGAGGAAGATAAAGGTAATGTAACCACAAATAGAAGAAATGAATTACTGGAGTTTGTTAGTAATGAAATCGAGAAAAAAATCTAAATAATGAGTTTAGCTGATAACAAAAGAAGTGTATTTACCACTATCGGTGCTTTACGTTCAGTAGGTCAAGAAACTAATAAACTAAAGCAAAGTGATTTATATACATCAATTAATAATAAGGACGATACAGTTCCATTTTTACTTGACGTATTAAAGGTTGTTTCTGGTACTGAAGTATTAAAAGAAGTTATTGGCGGTATGTTTACTACAGTGCTTGATGAAGTAGAACCTGACTTAAAAACTGTACTAAAAAAACAATTTATTCAATCAAATTCTACTGAACCAATGCCGATAACTCCATTTATCATTCCTGTAAAACAGATTGATATCGAGAATAAATTTAAAGTTAGTCCCACTTCAGATACAGGTAATTTAATATATGGGTCGACAGATAATTTTGATAATGTAGCATATGATGCTATCTTAAATTCTGGAACTCCACAAACATATTCAAACATATCGATACTATATTTAGAAGCATCCGATAGTTTTGAATTCACACCAACTGGTAGTCAAAATATTGGTGATTATTTCAGTACATTCATAGATGACACCCAATTAATCGATAAAAAAGAAATTATTTCCAGTGTCATGGATAATATATATGGTACTCTGGCTAGTAAAGAAAATAAAACCACTGAGGAAATATTTCAAGAATTATTACTTCAGGAACAATTACAACAAATTCTTGATAATAACGATGATTCATTTATTGTACCACCTGAGAAATATGATGAATTACTTGAAAAATCACGTGAGATGGGTGCTGGTATTGTTAATTATGATATGGGTTGTGGTTTAATGCCAGCAGAACTAGATTTCAATGATTTTAGTAATTTGGTTACATCAATCTCAGGGTCAACCGATCCGTTTTATATCGGAAATCAGTTTGAAGCAACAATTAATCAAAGTACCAGTGGTAACACAACAACTGAAGACTTAACAACTGCCAATAAAGAAACAATTAAAGATGGTTTTTTCCAATTAATAATTAAAATCCTAACATTAAAACTATTACAAGCAGTAACAACAGCACCTCAAATCAGGTTATTATTTGCCATGATGGGTTCATTAGAAAATAATGGAATAATTCCAATTAGTAAACCAACAGACGATACGAAAAAATTTAAGACACAAATTAATTGTATGTCAAAAGAAATTATAAAAATAGTTGCTAAATTTATATTTGCATTAGCTGTTTTATATCTGGTACAATTATTAACACCAGTAATAAAAGAAGTACTTAAAGAAAAAATAAATCAAAATAATGAAATAATAAAAAAACTTTTAGCACTATTTAAAAATATAAAAGATAAACTAACATAATATGGCAATTGATTTTAATAATATAGATTCTATTATAGGGGGATTCACTAAAATCCTGAGTCTTTCATCGCTGGGCGGTCCACCACCCATCCCAACCCCACTTATTTTAGTTGGTGTACCCCTTCGTGCTGGATTATCGCCATTAAAAATCGCATCAAATATTATTGCAAGAAAATCAGAAGCTGGTTTACCTGTTGGTGCATTACCTTCAGGTGAAATCAACCCCGATGAAATTATGGAAAGAATTAGAATCGAAGAAATTGTAAAAGCAATACAGCAAGACATGATTATTTCAGTGGCTGTACCGCCCGGGATTACACTGACTGCAGCAGGGATTTCACCTACAGGACCTGTTTCGGTATTCGGTTCAACGATAACATTTACAAAAGGTTATGGAGTAGCACAATAATGGAAGACTTAAGTAAATATAGCCCGACCCGACTATTAAAAATGGGTAATGACATTAAAAAACAACATGATATTTTAAAATCTGAAATTATTGAATTAAGTATTAAATCAGATGGAATAGAAAAACAAATTAATGCCAAGATTTTAAAAATGAATGAAATTGAAGAAAATTATGTTACGATTGTAGCTAAAATAGAAGAATATGCCGTTTGATAAACCAATCATACAGACAAGTAAGGCTAATAAGCTAGAACATGCAGGTATTGTTAGAAACAGAACAATATTCTATGGTGATGTTGTGAATATTGATGATGAAACCGATGGTGGAAGAATTAAAATTAGAATAATTGATTTAGATAATAGAAAATCTGACGATGATCTGCCTTGGTGCTACCCAATGCTTCCTAAATTTTTTCATATTTTTCCGCAAGTCGGTGAAGTTGTTAGAGTTTTTCTGGAAGACAATAAATTTCCAGAAAGAAGTAGATTCTGGCTCGGAAGCATTATTTCACAACCACAAAAAATTGGGTTTGATTCAAAATTTACCGCATTATCTACAACCAACCTCGCATTAACAAATCCAGAAAAAGCACCAAGTACATATCCTGATTCAAAAGATGTGTTCCCGCTAAAAGCCGATGTGGGTATCGTTGGTAAAGTCAATACTGATATTATACTTAGAGTGAATGAAGTACATATTAGAGCGGGTAAACATGAGAATGACAATATTTTAAAATTAAATACGAAAAATCCTGCATCAATAAGTATGGTTTATGAACCACTTATTGATAACAAGAATATCTATAATAGTAACACCATTATAATGAGTGATAAGATTGCTTTGATTTCCCATAGTGGTAAACCACAATTTAAAGCAACAAGACTGAATTCAGAAGACAGGACAAGAATATTCGAAGAAGGACATCCAATTGCACGTGGAGACGTACTTGTTGAGGCACTAAATGTAATTAGAACTACTTTAATTAATCACATACATGGTTATTCGGGGTTAGTAGCAGATAAAACATCGGTAATTAAAAAACTCGAAGAACTACAATTTGAACAAATTATACAAGAAAACATTGTAATTAATTAATTTTTACGTATATTTGCCATAATGAATATCGAAATACCCAATAAATTCTTTACATCATTTAATGATATCAGGTTCTTTGATGAACCACATAAATATTATGTTGATGATAAAGAATTAATATCTGTAACCACATTACTTCATAGGTATCAGGAAGAATTTGATGAAGACTATTGGTCTAATTATAAATGTCCTGAATATAAAATCAGTCAAAGAGAAGTCCTACGTGCATGGGAGTTCATTAATAAAAAAGGAACGATGAAGGGGTCGGCAATTCACGATTATGCCGAAAATCTATTCCAAAACAAAATCTTTACATATCCAAAACAATTGATTCTAAATGAATTTGGTTTTGACCCAATACTACTAGAATATGAAATTACTGAAAAGCACGTAAATAAATTTTATAGTGATGTTAGGGACAAACTAGTTTCAATAAGAACAGAAATGGTTGTTTATGACCAAGAATCATTAATTGGTGGAATGCTTGACATCTTATTTTATAACATAGAAACTGGGGAATATGAAATCTGGGATTGGAAGACTAACAAGAAATTCGATAAGGAAATGAAGTCCAGACATTTTCTCGACAAATTATTTATGTTAGAAGACTCGGACTTGGAAATTTATAGTTTACAACTGGCAATGTATAAATTAATTATTGAAAAGAATACTGGAATTAAACTTGGAAAATCACATATTGTTTGGTTTAGTCATAATAACGATAGTTATGAGATCATCGAAACCCGTGACAGAGAATATTATGTGAAAATGCTCATGGGTGATAGAATCGCTGAATTAGCAGCATAAAATAAAAAATAATGAATAATAAAAAAGCCGATCAATTAATTAACATTTTTACCGAACTACGGGAAATGATAGAAAGAGGTGAAATCGGTGATTATAAGTTAGAATGGGATGAAGAATCAAATACATTAGATATCCACATGACACCAATGATTACACCCGAATTTATTAAAGTCGATCTTATTTTAACACCAGAAGGTATTGTTTATAAATAAAAAACTCGCATCATTGATGCGAGTTTTTTTATATTTAGTATTTAACATTAAAACAATTATTATGATAAAAAAACAAAATGAATTCTTTCTTAACACATTAAGAAGTTTAAATGAATTAGGTGATGTGAGACAATTAAGTTTAAAATGGGATGAAAAAGATAAGTTAGAAATTAATGTCGTTTTAAAACCAGAATTAGATTAAATATGTGTCCAGCGTTTCCGATTAATAATTAAATTAATTGCAGAAGGCAATACATTATATTTTTCTGCTAATTCACGTTGATTCATCATTTTTTCAGCATAACTTTTACGAATATTAATAACGTCATATTCAATTAATTTTGACATTGGAGATTTACTTCCATTTCTACCATTAGGTTTACCAATATGTGCTTCGGACATTTTTTTTCTACTTTCTTCAGAAAATTTCACCCTAAAATTATGGTGTAGATTACCTTTTTTACCATACATCGGATTTTTATCTCCGATTTTTTGTTCAGATAATTTCTTTTTTGTTTCTTCACTATGTTTTCTTCCCAAAAATGCGTGTTTTGGATCATTTACATTATATCCGTATTGATTATTTTTAGAATTATAATTTTTAATAAATTTCTTTTCTTCAATAAGTAATTCATCAACAGCACATTCTAATACAATAATAAATTTAAATGTATCTATATTATATTTGTTATATGAGGACTGTAAGTGGGAATTGTGGTGTTTATTTTCTTTCAGATGCCATTTATGGTCACTCCATCTTTTCTTAATATCAACAGAACTTCCAATATAAACTTTATTATTGATGAGATTTTTTATTTTATAAATTCCAGTTTTTATCATTTTCATTGATATAAAAAAACCACGTAAATAATACGTGGTTTTGTAAGTTGTTGATTTTCTATAGGTTACAAGTTC